GATCCGCTGGCATATTCCCCAAGAACCAGTAGACAAACCCGCCTCAGTGAGAGACGGGGTAAACGTGCCCATCAGCAGCAGCGTGTCGTCGATGTGACTCGCCGAGTTGAACACCGTCGCCAGATACTTGCCGATGGTCTTCCACGGTGTCGTAGACACCTGCGCCGTCGCAGCCGACCGCGAATCGTCACCCGTTCCAAAGTTGATGAAGTACGTTGCCAATGGGACAAACCTCCATCAGACGGGCTTGTATTCGATGGTGCAAAGTTCGGGATCGCCGGTGGTGCCAGCGACCGCCACGGCAACAGAGACGACAATGAACGGGTTTGCGAGACGGTCCCAGACATGGACCGTCGGATCGGGAATCGTCCACTTCCAAGCCGTCCCGTCGATGGTCGCGGCAGTGTCTCGCACGCTGATGCTGAGGGCTTCGGCGTAGTTACCACCGGCAGACAGAAGCGGCTGTAGCGGGACGTTGGTAAACGTCGATGGGGCAGAGTCGCATCCAAACACGCAGATTTGCGGGGGCGTGGTGACGCCCAGGTTCGCTGGGTACTTCAAGCGGAACATGACCGCCGTGCCGATCTGCGAAACGTCGATGATGTAGCGAAGGCTGTCGTTCAGCGTCGAAGCATCGGTAACGGGCGTGCCGTCCGCACTCGACACGCGAGTAGCGAGAACGGCATCCTTCCACGTCGCCGTAAGCGACTGCGGATTGGTCCGGTGTTCCTGCGAGAAACTACCGATCGCTGGGTCTGATGTGCTTGGCATCGCGTTTCTCCGCTGGTTTCTTCTTGCACTTGCAGCCCGCGATGCGTTTGTTCCGCACCACGAGCCGCGTGTCTGTCTTGTCGCTGGTCTGGATCAAATGGGCTGGCGCGTTGTTTCCAACACGCCGCCCAGCGAGGAACGTGGATCAGTTCACAGTGAGCGTTTCAGAAACGCCGCGTACAGTGTCGGTGTCGGGCGTCTGCTCATTGCCCGCGAGAATCGCAATCCCGCCGATCAAGGTCGCAGCCGCACCAGCCGTGGCAGTCACCTTGAGGTAACGCTTGCGGCTGCCGTTGCGACGATTGATGAAGCACACGCGGTACGTGTTGTCCGAACCCGATGCGGTCGGATTGGTGAACGCGGCACCCGTGATGTCGGTGTATGAACCGCCCGAGGTGTCGCATTCCGTGACCTTGAGAGCGGTCATGTCGGCTGCGATGTTGCCGATGGGAACGAGAATGGCGACTTCCGCCGAACCGATGCAATCGACGGCGATTGCCGTCGCGGTCGTGCCGTTTGCATCGACGAGGTTGATTGCCTTGGCGAACTTGAGAGTCTGCAGAGTCTGCATGATTGAATCCCCTTGGGGTGTGGTGTGTCTTGTGTCGCTTGCGCGATGTCAGTCGATTACGACGCGGCGGAGAGAAGGCCGATGATGGGACCAGGCACGCGGCTTGCAGCGGTCGAGTTGTAGTTGCCAACGTCGTGGACGGTGAGGCCCACACGCTGCAGGCCGCGGAACGCGATGAGGCCCGAGTCGAAGTACCGCTCGGTCGAAACCGCGATCTCCATCGAGCCGCGAGTCTCGGCGGCCTTGATGCCCTGAGCGAAGTTGCCGAAGTAGGTGATGAACTGCGAGTTGGCGTCGCTGCGTGCCATCTTCTGAGCCGTCTGGACGCTGTAGCCCATAAACGACTTCTGCGGGCCGCTCTGGATGTCGGTGATGCGGTTGCCGCTGACGCCATAGGCGAGGCGGACAAACACGTTCGCCCAAGCAGGCTTGGACGCGACCCACTGAACATTGCCGTTCTCGGCGAACTCAGGGAGCAGGCCGACGACCGACTCCATGTCGGTCAGAACGATCTCAGAGAACAGGTTGCCAGAGCCAACCACGATGCCGGCCTGGTTGCTGGCGTTGGTTGCCCAAGTGCCGCCACCGTTGACTACCGAGTTCTGGAACGCCTGAGCGAGTCCGGTCATGCCGAAGTACGCCGAGGAGCCGTCGCCGTTGAAGAAGATGTCGTCTTCCTTCTCGGAGAATGCCCATGCGATGTTGTTGGCAACGGTGTTGCCGATGTCGATCGCGGATTCCTGAACCAGAGCCTTGGACGCCGAGGCGAGAACCGCCATCTCCTTGGTGTTCACCGTCACGTTGTCGAACGCCATGTTCGACTCGGTGATGGCAGAACCTTCCTGCGGGCTGTACACCGTCAGGTTCGACGTGCGGCGGGGCAGAACGGCCTCGTGTCCGCTGATCTGGATGAACGGGACCAGCTTGCGGGCGACGCCGTACTGCTCCTTGAGGTCGATCAGGTCGGGCAGGAACTCGGTGGGAACCAGCGCGCCGCCGAGGGTATTGCTTGCGGTAACGTGCGAGGTCTTGGTACGCAGCACGTCGGACTGCACCCACTCGCCGAACTTGTGGGCGGTGTCTGCATCCGAGAACGCGGTGAGGATCGGACCAGCCGTGTCACGACCGCTCTTTGCCTTGCGGTTGTACGCCTTGGTTGCGGTGTTGCCGATGTTGAACCGCTCAGGGGCCGCGCCCTTGGCGACAAGCGCACCCGTTGAACCCGCGTTCTTCGCACGGAGTTCGGCGGTTTCCTTGGCCTTGAGACGCTTGTAGTCAGCGGCCTCGTCGTCGGTGATCGACTTCGCATCCGACTCGGTTTCCATCTCGCCTTCGGCGGGGGTGGAACCGTCGTTGACCTTGACGACTTCGCCCGCGTCAGCCGTGACGGTGACGGTCTTGCGAGCGAACACCGCGTCAACGTCAACGGCGTTGCCGTCGGCGTCGCGGATGTCGAGGTTCTTCTTGATCCAATCGGCGGCCTGTTCGTCGGTGCCCTTGAAGCCGTTGGCCTTGGCAGTCTTGAGAAGCTGAGTCTTGGTAAACATGACGCGAATCCCTTGTGAAAGTGGCAAACCGTGTGGTTTGGCTTCCGGGGCCTCGCGCTCGAAGGTGGGTCAGTGACGCCCTTCGATGGACTCTGCCGACAGTGCCTTAGTTTTCTACAAACCGCCGCGTGCCTTGTGGGGCTCAACGGCGGTGAATGACAACTGCAAGAATGTAGCCAAGGCTACACCGTGCGTCAACTACCCAACACCACCACCTTGCGGACGACCGGCTCGGGCGGTTGCATGAACCGCTGCCTCACCGAGTCGGGCAGCACGCCCTTGACCCATAGGTCGCGGACCTTCGCGGCCTTGGCCTCGTCCATCGACACGGCCATCGTTTGGCATTGGACGTTGCACGGCATGTAGGTGTACGACACTTCGAGAATGCGAGCCTTGCGGACGATGCTCTCGCAGCCGGGGTAGATCCGCATTTCCTCGGCGGTCGGTGCCCCGTACTCAAGGGCCTCGAAGCCGATCGACATGCCGACCGTGCCATCGGCCGCGCCCTCAAGCACCGCCTTCGCATTCGGGTTCGCCGTGTCTGTGCGAATCACGCCCGTCAGCAGCCAACCCATACCCCCCTTGGGTGTCCGCCGAATCGACGGCATGTTCCGGGCCTTGCCGACGCGGTACGACACGCCGTAGCAGTGGTCAACGAACAGGTTTCCACCGTTCGCCATGAAGTACGAAGTCCAGTCGCACCCGTCAGGGAGAACGACCTCGCGGTCACAGTCCACCCCGTCTGTCGTTGCCCACGCGGTAATCAGCACCGACGTGGGGCCGTTGTCCTTGCACGTGATGCCACCGACGAACAGAGACGACTTGACGCCCAACGCCGCGTCCTTGCGGATCAAGTCCTCCCCGAACCGCGCACGCATCCGGGCGATGATCTCGCTGCCCTGCGTTTGATTTGCTGTCGCAACCATGCGTCAGACCTCCTCATCTTCATCTGCCGTTGTATGGCACCACCCCTGCCGATTGGTGGTCTTGGAGTACGTGAATGCCGCAGGCCCAGACCGCTCGTAATAAACATCGCTTGTGTGCCAAACGTCGATGCCAGGGTCTGCCTCACGCATGGGAATCACGAGCGTGTGAACCTCATCGCGCACGGCTTTGCACTTGCCGTCGATCGGGCCGCCGAGCAGTTTGCAATCGGTGAACGACGGGACATTCATGCTTCACCTTCCAGTTTGACAATCGCCGCGACACCGCACCGACATTGCGGGTGAAGGTCGCTCCCCCACGAGTCTCGGAATGACAGCGTGTAATCGGTGCCCGGCACCGTCTCACCGATCCTCCAGAACGGTTCACCAACCTTGGCCTTCGGGCGTGCGGCGACAGCAGCATCGCACAGGGGGCAAGGTCCGCCGGCAAGCAACCACTCCCGCTCCTCGATGCCCGCCGCCTGCATCGCCACGTCGGCCCCGCGTGCCGAGATGTGCGATACCTCGGTGCGTGCGATGCGTTCGGAGCGATACCCCGCCTGATCCTTCAACGCGCCCGCGATGGACTGCGATGCCTCGGAGACGGTCTGCCCTTCTTGCAACGCCGCCTTGAGTGCCGCGTTCAGGTCGCTTTCAAGTGTCGCCGTCACCTCGGTTGCCAGACGCACGCGGTACGTGTCAAGCAGCTTGATAGCAGCGTCGGGCGTGACATCCCAAGCCGTGCCAAGGGCCTCGGCCTGCGTCTTGCCGCCATCGGCCAGGGCCTCGCCCAACACCTGCTCGACGAACCGCTCGAACGCCGCAGTCTGCCCGTTCAGCGTGATCGTGCCATCCGAGTTGGCGTGTACCTGCTCGGCGACACCGTTGAGCCATGCACCGATCTTGCCCGACATCGCGTTGACGATGCGTTCCAGAGACGGGGGCAGTTCACCGAGTTTGTCGTCCTTGGTGACTACTCCGCCGTGTTCGTGGGTGGCGTACCACCATCCGGTTTTGGCGAGGCGAGGCGGGTTTGCATGTTGATGCCCCGCTTCATCCAGTACGCCGTCACTTCGTCCAGCCACTCGTGGAAGTCCTGCAGCGGTAGATCCGTCTCCGTTGGAATCAGGTTGAGCAGATACTCCGGCATCTCCGGTGCAAGACTTGGCTCCGGTGTCGGTTGTACCGTCGGCGTTTCCGCCTTCCGTCGCGGCAGCGTCCCCGCCACCATCCACACCAGAAACATCAGAACCACCGCGTCCGGCCACGTCAGCATTTGAATCTCTCCGTGCAAAAGCATCCGCAAGATTGAAGTTCGTCACCGGCGCTGCGGGCGTCACCGGCATCATCGACGGGTGATACTGATCGCCGATCGGGTCGGTGTCAGCCTCAAGGCCCATCATCGCGCGGGCTTCGTTCCGCTTCACCAGACCAGCCGTAAACGCAGACGCGGCCTTCGTCGCCTGCAGTGCCTCATCCTCGCGGACGGGGTTGTCATAGGCGAAGAACCACCCTTCGGTGCCAGCGAACATCGGCAGCAAACGCTCGGTCAGGTATTCCGCCATCGCATTCACGCGCGGCAGAATGGTGAACTCGGCGTAGTGCGTTGACGACGCGGTAGCCGATGCGAGGTTGCTCTCGCTCATCTTCCAGATGGGCTCGGGCACGCCCGCGTGCCGGTAGACCACGGCTTCAATGCGGTCCTGCCCCTCGACATACTGCATCTCGTGCGGCTTGCTCGCGTACTGCATGAGCTTGGCTTTCTGAAGCCAAACCGTCGCGCCAGACTTATTCACGCCGGTGTAGTTGCGTGCGTAGTCCGCCTGCATCTGTTCGAGCTGAGTCTTGTTGACGCCAGGATCGACCTCAAGCACGCTGCCGGGGATGCCGCCGTTCAGCCAACGCTGAATCTCGCTTTGAATCGCCGCCGCTTCGCAGTCCAGTTCGCGGCCCACCTGCGACACCCACGTAGACCCATCCCAAGGGCGGGAGTGGTGAGGCCGGAAGCGGTAGTAGAACATCTCGTCGAAGCCGACCTCGACCGACTCGGCTTGGTTGCGGCCATACCTGAAGCCCGCGATGAGTTCCGTTTCCGACGGAATCACGCGGACGAAATGCGACGGCACCCAATACATCGCAACGGGCCGGCCGCCCTCGGCACCGATGAGGGAGTACGACGCGCCCGTCACCTCCGCCATCCAGAACATCGCCCACCACCACGCGGACCCGGTGAGATTGCGATCGGGATCGGCGAGCAGCGTCAACGCCTCATGCGACTCGACCTCTTCGAACTCGCCCGCCTGTGTCGCGGCCATCTGCGTTTTGAGGCCCGGCCGTTGGCGTGCCTCACCCCGCAGAAACGACGCCAAGCCCTTGCGAACAGGGCGGGAGTTCCAGACCTTCGACCGACCGCGCGACGGGCGGTACAGCCGCAACACCTGCGAGGAACAGACGGTCGCGTTGATGTTCGCGGCCGCCGCCGCAGTGCCGACGATCGCGGTTGCCACCAGCGTACTCGCACGCGGATCGTGCGACGACACGCGGGCCGGTGCCGACTCGCCCGGCATGGTCATCGCCGACGCGTATGTCGCGTCGTCCACCGTCGGAGCCTTTGGCTTTCGCGCCGACGCGGCCTTGCGTGGCTTTGGCATCTCAGAAATCTCCGGGTCGGTGAACGCGGCTACTGCGTGCGGATACCCACGTGTGTTCAAGGTTCGGCCTAAGTGTAGCCGTGGCTACGGTTGCGGGTGTGAAGGATACCGATGCGTATTCCACGTTGTCCACCAGCATCACCGCGTACCGCATGGCGTCCATACCGTGATTGAACGCATCGACCGGCGTTTCCTTGGCGTTCTTGTTGTCGCGGCCCGGCGGGTAGATGTACGCGTCGAACTCCGAGAGCGTCGATGTCGGCTGCTTGGTGTCGATGAGCTTGGTGTCGGTTTCAACCGTCGCCGAGTCCAGCACGAACAGACGCGGCTTGCCATCGGGTTGGATCTTCAGCCGCGCTTGCACGGCCTGTATGCCCGACACGATGTCCTTGCGGGCTGGGTTGGTCTGGACGCCGTGGCGTTCCAGCGTCATGCGGTCTTCGAGGTCGTGGTCGGCAGCCGATGCTTCGATGTTCTCGCCCGCTGAGAGCCTGACAATCTGCTTGGCGTGATCCTCGACCAGACGGCTTGAGTGGTAAATCTCGCGGTACAGGTACATCCGCCCATCGGGATCGACCGCCCACCATTGGCAGACGAACGGGTTGGTGAACCCAAGGTCGATGGACCGGACCTTGCGCCATGTTTCCCAGCCCGGCGGCATGGTCTTGATGACGTGCTTGGACGGGTCGAACTCGCTGTAGACCAGCCCTTCCGCTGCAGCCCAGTGACCTTCGAGCAGGCGTGAGCGTCGATGCCCGGTCAGGGCATCCAGACGCGACAGGTACAGCCGCCCCGCCTCGGTCCAATCGCTGCCGTTCCACAAGACCGGATTGTCTTCGTGACGTGACGGAAGCCGTTCAAACCAGCCCCGGTCGGCACGCCGCTTGAGGTGGTGGTTCGGGCCTGCCGGGTTGCAGTCGAGGATCAACTGCTGGTACGGCATCACCCCGTTGCGGAGGCGGGTGTCGAGTAGTTCAACGTCGTCCTCGCTGATCTCAGTCGCCTCGAAGCAGATGATGAGGTCGTACTCGGACGACATAATCCGCTCGGGGTTGTCCAGCCCGGCGATGACGATCTCAGAGCCATTCGGGAACGAGTACACCGACCGCGTGCGGCGTGCGGCGCCGAGCTTGATCGAAGAACCGGGCGGGAGAACCTTGTCCTCCCACGTCACCAGCACCGTCTCGGTCATGCTCGCCCGCGTCTTGCGACACAACAGGATGCGTGCCCGCGGGTACTTCGCCGCGGCGATAAACGCCTTCTCAAGCAGCCCCCGCGTCTTGCCGGTGCCAGCGGGACCATCGACCAGCACCCTTGGAGCCTTGGATGCCCAAGCCTTCTGGACCGCCCCGTATGGCTTGAATGCCGCTTGCGTCATACCGCGTCCGTGTCGCTGCCAGATTCGTACATCTTGACGGCTTCGGTGTGCTTGCCCGTGTCGATCCGCTCGTACTTCTCAGCGATGTGGGTGTCCGCTTGGTCGGTCTGGTCCATTGCCAGCATCACACGCACGGCGGCGATCGCGTTGGCATCGGCGGGTGCCTCAACGCTGATCGGTCCCGACTGCGACGGCACCGTTACCTCGGTCTTCTGGATAATGCCACGCAACCGGGCCTTGAGGATCTTCTTGTCCTCCGGCCCGATGTTCCAGCCCTCTCGCACGGCCCGACGAACCAAGGCACAATCCGCCCGCGTGTGGTGGTCGTCTGTGAGGACCGATGGCGCGCCCCCCTGACCCCCTTGCGCGGTTTTGGCTACCCCCTGGTTGTTTGCATCGTCTGGCAAGTCTAGTGCCCCCCTGGGGTATTCGACCCAACCACGAACGAAGTCGGGTACAGCTTCGTTTCCACCCGCTCGATACGCCGCTCGTGCTGGTACACCGTTGCCTCTAGCGACCCGATCCGACGGTCAACCGAGATGAACAGGGCGGTCGCCGCGATGACGTGTGCCACCACGGTTGATATCAGGGCGAATGTCGCCCCCAGCGTCAACTGCAGTTTGGTTTCCTCACCGACGGTTACAGGCTTGAAGGGACTCATACCACCCCCTTACGGGCAGAGGCTTCCTCCCAAGTCGCGTCGATGACCTTCTGGTGGGCGTCTCGCTCGTCCCAGCCCATGTCGCGGCCCTGTGCGACGCCTGCGGTCTTGCCGGTCTTGCGGCCCAGATACCCCGTCGCGGCTGCGAGGGCGAGCATTGCAAGCGGGTTGCCGCCGACACCCGGCACGCTGGGTAGGACGCCTAGCACCGTGTCGAGCAACGCCCGCTGGTCGTCGATCTTGTCTTGGGCGGCTTTGGCTTTCGCGGCGAGTTCGCTGGCCTTGTCGGCTGCGGACTGCTTGGCGAGGTCGATGCGATCCGCGATGGACGCCAACTCGCGGGCGATGGCCTCGGCGGACTGGTCGGCCTCGATCCCAAGCTGTTCGACCTTGGCGTCCGCGTCGGCCTTGACCGTTCGGACGCTCAACGCAAACTCTCGGCTTTTGCGTTTCGCTGCGGATTCGAGCGCGGCGGCGTCGGCCTTGGCTTTCGCGGCTTGCTGGCGGGTGTCGGCTTCGACCTTGCGTGTTTCGGCTTGGAGTTCTAGAGCCAGCTCGCTGGCGTTGACCATCTTGCCGGTGAACGGAGAAGCGGTTTCGGCACACCCGGCGAGGGTGATGGCGAAACCGGCTACGGCAGTCAGTATGAGCGAACGGGACATAACGTGGCTCCTGCCACGTTCCACGCGCCGAGAGTGTAGCCTGTGCTACGCGCTGTGCAAGTCAACCGTTTGGGATTGATCGTACCGGGCGAAACGGCGGAATCAATCCGCTTCCCGGTACACCGTCGCGTCAACAGGTCTTTCGACTACCAGCGTTACAACGATGTCTCCATCTACCACGTCTTCAAGCGTCTTGCGCCGCAGATCCCATTTGCCGTCGTCTTGCTTGAACAACTCAAATGCGATTTGTCCGATGTCTGCCATGCTCAACCTCCCTTTGTCATTGTTCCGGACTGCGGCGGGTGTGTCGCTGCGGGCGCGGGCGGGATCTTTCGCGGCGTGTCTCGCATGTACCTTTGCGTTTTGTCTCTGTTCCAAGTGCTGTCCCAGTGCTTGAAGTCGTCGCTCCACTCGGTCACGATTTCGTATTCATCCAGACCGATGAACATTCGGGTTGGCGGTGGCCCATTGACGAACCCAATCGGCACGCACCCGCCTTGCTCTCGCGGCACCTTCAACGTGTAAGCCTCGCTTACAGGTTCACTCGTCAAGCGTTCCTTGACAACTGCCCTGCCGTCGTTCTCGTACTCTCCGTGGGGGGTGGAGATCATTGCCCCGCCTTCCTTTCCGCCGCTTGCACGGCTTCCTGCTCCGTCCTGCCTACGCCAATGTACCAGCGTCCGTCGCGTTCGACGCGGGCGGTCCACAGGCCGGTGTATGGGTCACGGGTTGTCTCGGGCATGGGGTGGATGCTACGCCGATGCAATCGCACACCACGCAATCTTGCACCCGGCATGAAACGACTGATCTTCTGCGAACGTGGACTTCTTCTTCACCTTGAGTTCGTCGGCCAGCGCGTGAATAACCAGTTCCGCCAGACCCAGCCACACCGACCCAGTGATGAGACACACCGCCGCTCCGTGGATGGTCGCATGCCCCAGAAGATGCCACACACGCAGCGGGCCATCGGCCTTCGCCTTGGCGAGATAGTCGCCCTGCAACGGGTAGTCGCAGACGAAGTGCGCGGCCACGAGGTACAGCAACATCGTTGGGTTCATTGGCTCACCTTCGGCAACTGCATCAGATAGCCGTCGATCGCCTTTGTGATCGTGTGCGGGTTGTCTCGATCGACGACGATCAATAGGTTCACGTCGCCTTGGCAAATCCTTGTGTTGTCGGTCTCTGACAGCTTTACGTCGATGCTCCTCTCCGCACACGCTTTCATGCACGCGAGGAAGCAGGCGGCGTGGGCGAGGTCGTCGTCGACCCGAATGTCGTCCAAGTCGGGCTGTGCAACCCATTGGCCCGTCCTGTTGGGACTTTCCCACGCAACGGTTGTCGGCCTCAACTCCGGCCAGCGTTCGTGTAGTGCGGCGTAGGCCGCGCTGATTTCGGTGGGGGTCATTGCTTCGCTCCGGGGAGGGTTGATTGCACGTAGTCTCGGAGTGCGACGTAGCACTCCATGATTGCGACGAGTGCCATATCTGGCGGGTCATCGTCGCCGCGTCGGCGAACCCACGCCCAGCACCGCCCCAGCGTCATCGCGGCGATGGATGCGGTTTTGAGGTACACATATCCGTTGCCGTCGCTCGCGTGCATACTTATCACGTCAGTCCATCCTGGCAGCACCTTGAGTTCCGGCACCAACCCCGGCTCGACGGCGTTGATGCGTTTGGCGAGGTCGCAGAGGTCTTTCGGGGTCATGGCAATCTCCCTGTGTAATCGAGAGCGTTTGAAAGTTCGTCGCTGCTGCCCAAGTCGAGTCCGTAAAACTCCTTCGCCAACACCTTCGCGTGCCTGCGGGCCTCGTCGAGTTCCTCGCGGAGGCGGGTGAGTTCGTGTGATGCTTCAACGCTGCACGCCGTACAGAAACCCGGTCCACCGCACCGCATGATCTGGCCGTCCTTGCGGGGCTTGACGTGTCCGTGTCCTTGGTTGTCCATCACTTGTGGGCCTCCTCAAACTTCCACTCTGTAAGTCCATCCGCGTTGACAACCTGAGTCGCCTTCACGCGGCCCGACGCGATGTCGATGCGGCCTGCGGTGACGCCGTTGACATACGAAATGAAGCACAGCACTCCGCACAAGACCAAACCACTGAGCATTACCGTACACCCGAGGTCCGAGTCGCCTTTGCGTTTCACTTGACCCCCTCCGCAGCCTTGACCACGCTCTCTTGCACCGCCCGCAACAACCTTCCCGCCTGCTCGTCGTTTGCCGCCGCACCCCACAGGACCGCTGCGGCTCCCGCGTCTGCGATCGCTTGCAGGATGATCCGCATCACCTCGACAGGTACGACATCTCCGCTGGTGTAGTCGCCGTTCTTGTAGGTGCCTTCGATGATGGGGCTGATGGCGATGGTGTCAACTCGCCGATTCTTTGACCGCTTGATGTTGTGAAGGATCATCTTCTGGAATAGGGGCAAGTCCTTGATGTATGCCCAGCCAGGAACATAGAGCGACAGCATCGGGGTGATGACAGGCCCAAGCGTCACCGCGTCCATTGCCATCAGTTCGTGCGAGCGGTCCTCGTTCTTGTTCCACTCCATCACCCAGTCGGTGCGAATCCCGGCGTACTCACGGACGCGTGACGCTGGGAATGAGCCGATGATCGCCATGCTGAGATCTCCATACACAGCCGAGTGCAAACAACTCATCCACGCCGGTATCTCGTGGTCCGGAGCAATCACGCCTGCGAAGTCGCGGGGGAGTTTCACCTTCTCGACAAGGTGCTTGACGGTCTTCACTGGGCAGAACGAGTTGAGGATGTTCCCCGCCGCGCCGCGTTGCGTCACGTGATACGAGTTCGTGCGTTCGCGGTCGTCGAATGCATCTCGCTCCATGCTCGAAAGGCTGTCGGGATGAAGAGTTGAACAGTCCTCACGACTGAGCCACACGCACCGTTGCCCGCCTACGTCCGCGTTCGCGGGCGCGTGGTCCTTCCAGAACTCCGCGAGGTCGGGGATGGCCAGCCAGTCGATCCCGCTGGCGATGGGGTTGATTCCGTTGATGATCTTCATGTCGTCGCTCCTCACAGGTTGCCGATGATGGTGTGCTTGCCGTTGACCCAGCCGTCTTGACGATCCAGTGGCTTTCGTGCAACCGGAACAAGCACCGCATATTCCATCACGTCGTACCAGTTCATGTTGTTACTCGCCCAATCATGCAGTGCGCCCGCATCAAGGCTTCCATCGCGGATGAATCCGATGGTGTCCTCTTTCTCGTCGGAGTAGTTCTCGTCGCGTGAGTCCGCCACAACCTGCACGGGCACGTCCCACGTTTCAAACCCCATGTCCACGCGGATTATCACGTCCGTCGGCGTGCGGGGATAGCCAAGGTCTTTCATCTGGTACTTCACTGTGTCGCTCCAATCGCCCGGACCTTGATCGTCGCACCCGCCGGGCGGTCGGTTGCGTATCGCTTGCTCACTGCCTGTTCTTCCGCTTCCGCTTCGGTGCCGGTTCGCCGGGCACAATCTTGTGCGTCTGCACCCACTTCTTTCCCTTGCGTGCCACCACGTAGAGCGTGCCGGGTCCGTATGCCCGCCACAGTCTCATGTCGCGGCGGAACTTGGGCGTTTCGACGCCCTTCACTTCGATGTACAGAACCTCGCCGTTGTTCTCCGTCACCCGAAAGTCGATCACGACGACGTTCTCGGGGACGCCCAACTCGACACGGATCTGCCGTTCAATCTTGGAGTACACCAGGCCGTCGAACTCATCGAGCAACGCCGCGTACTCCATCTCGGCTTTGCTCGCGTAGGTGATGCCGTCGCGCGTGCGTTCGGCCTTGGGTGCCACGCGGTACTTGTTGAATCTCATTGCTTCCTCGCTTCTTCAATCGCCCGCAACACCAGCGGGTAAAGATCCAATCTGCTTTCCCCGTCCGCGTCGCACGCGGCTATGTCCGCGTCCCGCCAAACCTCCGACTGGTACGCGACGGTTCGGGCCGGCAACCGAAGCGTCACCACGAACGAGCCTGCGTTGCACCCGTCGCCTGAAAGCCGCTCGCCGTAGATGCCGGGAGGGGCCGTCATGATCGGGTTGGGGCGGAACTCACGCTTCACGCTTCCCCCTTGCGAGGAGCCAGACGATTGCGACGGCGGCGGCGATGAGCGAGTACACGGCGGCGTAAACAAGCCATTCGGGGAGCCACATCAGGTGCCGCTCCTTTCGCTGATCGCCTTCTCTCGCCACGCCTCAAACACACGGCTCGCCACGTCCCGCTCGATCTGGCGTGCCAAGATGCGGCACTGTGACGTGGTGTGCTCGACACAAACCGATCG